ATGGCGAAGCGACGCCCCGCGGCGTCCGCGGCCGCGCCCTCGCAGGAGGCGGCGGCCGCGCTGTCGCCGCTCGACTACATGCTGCAGATCCTGCGCGACCCCGAGGCGAGCCCGGGCGAGCGGCGCTGGGCGGCGGAGAAGGCGGCGCCCTACCTGCATCCGCGGCTGCAGAACGTCGAGCACGGCGGCGAGGTGAAGCTCAGCCACGAGGATGCGCTGGAGGCCCTGAAGTGACGGGACGGAGGGCGCGCCCCGATGAAAGCGAGATCCGCCAGCGCCTGAAGGACGACCTGCCGCACTATGCCGCGAAGTGCCTGAAAATCCGTACCAAGTCCGGCGCGGTGGTGTCGCTGAAGCTGAACGCGGTGCAGCGCTTCATTCACGAGAAGCTGGAACTGCAGAAGAAGAACACCGGCAAGGTACGGGCGCTGATCCTGAAGGCGCGGCAGCCCGGCGTCTCCACCTACGTGGCGGCGCGCTTCTACTGGCGGGTGACGCACGGGCACGGGCGGCGCGCCTTCATCCTGACGCACCGCGATCAGGCGACGGCCAACCTCTTCGCCATCGCCAAGCGATTCCACGACAATGCCCCGGCGCTGGTGAAGCCGCAGACCAAGGCGAGCAACGCCAAGGAACTGACCTTCGGGCGGCTGGACTCCGGCTACCAGGTCGGCACCGCCAGTGCCCAGGGCGTCGGCCGCTCCGACACCATTCAGTTCTTCCACGGCTCGGAGGTCGCGCACTGGAGCCAGGCCGAGGCGCATGCCGCCGGCGCGCTGCAGGCCGTGCCCGGTGTCGCAGACACCGAGATCGTGCTGGAGAGCACCGCCAACGGCATCGGCGGGCTGTTCTACAACATGTGGCAGGCGGCGCTGCGCGGGGAGGGAGATTTCCAGGCAATCTTCATTCCCTGGTTCCTGCACGAAGAGTACCAGAGCCCGCCGCCGCGGAAATGGCGGCGGACCAACGCCTGCGCCAACTACGCCGCGCTGCACCGCCTGACGCCGCCGCAGGCGCACTGGGCCTGGTGCAAGAACGCCGAGCTGGCGGCGGCCAGCGGCGCGCCCGGCGACGCCTTCAGCTGGCGCTTCCGCCAGGAATACCCGGCAACCGCACAGGAGGCGTTCCAGGTGAGCGGGCAGAACTCCCTCATTCGTCCGGAGCTGGTGGTGCGTGCCCAGGGCCACGATGCGGGCGACCAGGACCACGCACCGCTGCTGCTGGGTGTCGACGTGGCGCGCGGCGGCGGCGACCGCTCGCACCTGATCGACCGCCAGGGGCGTGCGGCGGGGCGGCGCATCAACCGTGGCGTCGACTGCGCCGATACCATGGAACTGGCCGGGCTGATCGCGCGGGAGATCGAGCGCCTGGCGCCGGAGATGACCTTCATCGACATGGGGTCCTTCGGTGCCGCGGTCTACGACCGCCTGGTCGAGCTCGGCTTTCGCAAGCGCCTCATCGGGGTGAACTTCGGCGGCGCCGCGCGCGACACGCGGCAATACGCCAACAAGCGGGCGGAGATCTGGGGCGCGCTGCGCGACTGGCTGGCCGATCCCGGCGGCGCCGAACTGCCCGCCGATGCGCTGCTGCACAGCCACCTCTGCGCGCCGGGCTTCCAGGTGAACAGCAACCAGCAGACCGTGCTGGAGGCCAAGGCGCGCATCAAGGCGAGGCTCGGCCTGTCACCCGACGCCGGCGACGCGCTGGCGCTGACTTTCGCCGAGCCGGTACGGCGGGAGCGGAGAACGCGCGCGGAGCGCAGTGAGACGGGCTACGCGGTGCATGAATGGTGAGGCGCGGGCGGTGCCGGGAGAGATCATGCAAGCCCTCGTTATCTTTCACGGTCAAGGTGCCGGCTTCTGGCCGCGCCTCTGCGGGCGGCCCGGTTTCCGCCACTGCTTCGTCGCGCTGAACGACGAGCGCGCCTGGATCGTGCTCGACCCGCGCGGCGACGGCCTGCGGGTCAGCGCGGAGGTGGCGGCGACGGTCGACCTCGCGGCGCATTACCGGGCGCTAGGCTACACCGTCGTGGCCACGCGGCCTGCCGATGCGGCGCGATGCTACCGGCTGCCCTGGGCCTTCACCTGCGTGGAAACCGTGAAACGCGTCCTCGGCCTGCACGGCTGGTGGCTCTGGACGCCCTATCAACTCTATCGACGCCTGGAGAAAGACGATCATGGGAAGCCTGTTCTCGCCGCCGAAACCGAAGTCGCCGCCACCCCCGCCGCCGCCGCCCAAGCCGGACGACGCCGAGGTTGAGGCAGCGCGGCGCCGCGAGCGGCTGGCGGCACAGCGCCGGCGCGGACGCCAGGCGACGATCCTCACCAGCGGCCTGGGTGACGCATCTGCGCCGCGGCTGCAGCAGCCGACGCTGCTGGGGTGAGGGGACCCTTAGCTGGTCCTGCGGCCTGGTCGGCTGGCTCGCATTGCGAACCACACACTGCTGTCGCCCCGGGGCCCATGGCAGGCGCGGGCTCCCGGCGGTGCTAAGTACGACGGCGGCTTGCGCCCGCGGGACCTATGTCGATGCCGGGCGTCTGGCACTTCGATGGGTCCCGGCTCGCGTTCGCTGACGCTCACTTGGCCGGGATGACGGGCTTAAAATCGGCACCAAAGATATGTGAACCCAGTAGGGTCAAGCCCCGGAACGACACCGAGGGTAGGGATGGGCCAGAGCGCATTCTGGTCCTGAGATCGCGAGGAACTTGAATGTCACAACAGATTGACGAGCTGCTGGCGCGGCACAAGCGCCTGAAGGAGGCACGCCGCCCCTGGGAAAGCCACTGGCAGGAGCTCGCCGAAGTCATGCTGCCGCGCCGGGCGGACTTCACGGGCGGACAGAGCGACGGGGCGCGGCGGACGCAGCACCTCTTCGACGGGACGCCGCTGCTGGCGCGGCGCGGCCTCGCCGCCGCCATCGACGGCCTCTTGAAGCCGAAGACCGCGCAATGGTTCCGGATCAAGACGCTGGACGACGGTTTGGGCGAGGCCGAAGAAGTGAAGCGCTGGATCGAGATCGCCGAGCGTCGCTTGACCCGCGCGATCTACGATCGCAAGGCGCGCTTCATCCAGCGCTCGGGCGAGGTGGACGACGACCTGGTGACCTTCGGCACCGGCGTGCTCTTCGTCGGCGAGGGGCCGGCGCTGAACCGCCTGCTGTTCCGCTCCTACCACCTGAAGGACGTGGTGCTGAGCGAGAACGGTGAGGGCGAGATCGACGGCGTCTTCGTGACCCTGCGGCTGACCGCACGGCAGGCGGCCGAGCGCTTCGGCGAAGCGGCCCTGGGCCGCGACACCCGCGAGGCGCTGAAGGCGGGGGAGGTGGACCGGGCGTTCACCTTCCTGCAGGCGGTGGAGCCGCGCGCCGGCCACGACCCGCGCCGGCAGGATGCGAAGAACCTGCCCTTTGCCTCGCGGGTGATCGACCTGCAATCAGAGCACCTGGTGAGCGAGGGCGGCTACCACGAGTTCCCCTTCGCGGTGCCGCGCTGGGACACCGCCAGCGGCGAGCTCTACGGGCGCTCGCCGGGCATGATCGCGCTGCCCGACGCCAACACCCTGCAGCAGATGGGCAAGACCTTGCTGGTGGCCGGCCACAAGGCGGTCGACCCGCCGCTGCTGGTGGGCGACGATTCTGTGCTGGGCACGCCGAAGACCTTCCCCGGCGGCATCACCACCTTCGACATGCAGGCGGCGCGCGACCTGGGGCGCATCCCCGTCGAGCCCTTGCAGACCGGCTTCAACCTGCCGCTGGGCCGCGACATGCAGCAGGACGCGCGCGACCAGGTCTGGGCCGCCTTCTTCCGCAACGTGCTGCAGCTGCCGGTCGACGCGCCGAAGATGACGGCGACCGAGGTGCTGGAGCGCAAGGAGGAGTTCATCCGCACCATCGGCCCGGTGTTCGGGCGGCTGGAGAGCGATTACATCGGCCAGGTGGTGGAGCGGTCGTTCAAGATCCTGCTGCGCGCCGGTGCATTGCCGCCGCCGCCCGAGGTTCTGCGCGGGCGGGAGGTCGGCTTCGACTACGCCAGCCCGGTGGAGCAGGCGCGGCGGCAGATCGAGGCGGCGGGTGCGGCGCGCTCGGTGGAGCTGCTGGCGCCCTTCGTGGAGGCCGACCCGGCGATCATGGACAACTTCGACGGCGACGCCATCGCCCGCGACACGCCGGAGATCTTCGGCCTGCCGCAGCGCTGGCTGCGCGCGCAGGAGGAGATGGATGCACGGCGCGCGGTGCGCCTGGCCGGCGCGGTGCTGGCGTCGTGATCGGCTGGCGGCGGAAGGCCGCGCCCGATCCGGAAGCCTTCTTCGACGATCTGCGGCGGGCGTCTTTGGGCGAGCGCTACAGGCCGCAGGACCGCGCTCGTGATTTCCGCGCCGTGTTCTTCGGCGACTCGACGCCGCAGCAGGGGCGCCGCGTGCTGTGGCAGCTGCTGGAGTGGTGCCGCCTGTTCCGCCCGGTCAGCGTGCCGGGGGATCCCCACGAGACCTACCGCCGCGACGGCGAGCGCAACATCGGCCTGAAGCTCTTCATGGTGCTGAACGCCGAGCCGGGGCCGCCGGAAGACACGCAGACGCAACAGGAGGACAACGCGATATGAGCGACACGCCAGCGACGCCGGAGACATCGACAGCAGAAACGGGCGAGGCGGCGCCGGACTGGCGCGATGCCATCGAGGAGCCCGGCCTGCGCCGCGTCGCCGAGAAGTTCACCTCGCCGGTCGAGGTGGTGAAGTCCTACGCCGCGCTGCAGAGCCGCCTCGGC